AGTTCTCAGGACTGGTGTTGTCCTTACTGGTTTACCAGATATATCAGTTACCATGGATGGTGAGACGTCTCTGGGTGGCCCGATGATTTTCTCGGAATCCCAGGGCGACTTGCTGGTGCCCGAGGATGTGTTGCTTACTCGGGGCGATACAGTGGTAATGGCTCCTCTTTCAAAGCGTAAGTGGAGTATTCTGTTCAAGACCAGACTCAAAGGTTCGGAGATATACCGTGCTCGGCTTGGTGTAAACAGGGACCGCGATGGTGGTGACTTCGCTGGGTTAGAAGTTGTGATGGATCCTGCTACAGGTGAAGTCACAGTAAATGTTGTAGGAGCCACCACCAATATCACGGCAGACATTACCAATATCGGGGGCGGGGATGTCTTCGTTAACGATTCCCAGATTGCCGAAGATGTTATCGTGGGACCGCAAGGTCCAGCTGGTCCTGCTGGCCCTGCTGGTCCGTCTGGGCCTACGGGTGCGGCCAGTACAGTCCCTGGTCCGCCTGGTGTTCAAGGTCCACAGGGGAACCCTGGCCCGACTGGCTTAGCTGGCACTCCTGGAACGCAAGGTCCACCAGGTCCAGATGGCCCTCGAGGATACGAAGGTCCGCCAGGTGCCCAGGGACCACAAGGGCTCATGGGGCCACAGGGCTTTGATGGTCCACAAGGAACGCCAGGCGGTATGGGACCACCAGGTCCACCAGGCCCACAAGGCGAACCAGGACCAGCTGGTCCACAGGGTCCAATGGGGGCTACGGGTGCAACTACTACGGGTGCTCATGAGGAATTCATGCCTGCTGCTGCATCTACAGTAGTAACTCTCGGCACTACTGCGACAATGCTCCTGATGGTGGCGCGCGGTGGCATTATTCAGTCCTTCGTAAATGGTGATTACGCTCTAACTGGTAGTGGGGCTACGGTTACTTTTACAGACCCTTTCAGTGGTACTGAGCGTGTTATAATTGCTTACGGAGCTGCCCTGGGAGGTTGATGTGGCAAAATCTCGTGTAGCCAACGCTATGTTGTTGGACGTCCCTTGGGACGGCAATGAACTAGCGTCTCCGCTTACCTTGCCCGGAGCACTGCTTGCACCATCTTACGTAGAGCAGGCCACGATTGCCAAGCCATCCAACCCTGCCGCAGGGAAGCTCAGGCTGTACCCCAAGTCAGATGGCAAATACTACACTCTGGATTCTGCGGGTGTAGAGACACAGATAGGTACTGCTGGTGCGACATATACGCACCCAGACCCATTTACTATCGGCACCATAACTGTCACAACCAAGGCAACGTTGAAAACCCCTGACATCACAGGGAACATGACGTTTACGCCTGACAATACATACGATGTGGGGGCGAGTGCTGCAACCAGACCCAAGACAATCTGGGTTGGTACAAGCGTTGATACTCCGCTTGTGAAGGCTGCGGCTGCACTGGCACTAAGTGGAACACAGATAAACTTGCAGACAGGAGGCACCACTCGCTGGATTGTACAAACTGCACTGTTGCCTAATATTGATGGTGCTTCTGACATTGGTAGCTCTGCTAGCCGTGTACGCAATCTATATCTTTATAGCTATACTGAGCAGAGGCAGATAAACACACCTGCAAGTCCACCTGCTGGCTCCGTACGCATATACCCTAAGACAGATGGTAAGCTCTATATGCTTTCCTCTGCTGGTGTAGAAGTAGAGATTGGTACGGGCGTCGGCGGTGCACCAGCAGGACCAGTACCAGACCCTCTTATCCTAGAGAATGGTCTCTTCGTCAATGACCTGGTCATGATGGAGCACCTGACGTTTATCACTGTGCCTGGGCCTCGCATTAGAGGTGACATGTACAACGCTACTAACTCGAACCGCTTGATGTTCGAGAGTAGTGCGACAAACCAGCCTACGTTTCTGGGAATCAAGCCGTCTGGTACAGGTACTGCTTCAGCTATCATTGTATATAGCAAAGACGATACTGCCAACTCTCCCTACGGTATATTGTGGAATGACAGTACTCAGGTTATTGTGGGTTCCAGCGCGAGTGGTACAGGTGTATCACTGCCGCTCTCCCTCTGGTCAGATGGTCAAAAGTGGAAGATACCTGTAGCGGGTCATCTGTTGGCTGGAGCCAATAACAGCTTCGACATTGGTGACGCAGCAGGAACAAACAGACCGCGGACTGTCTACACTGGGACCAGTGTAGTAACTCCTCTGGTTACCACCACATCACTCACAGCAACAACACTTACTGCCACAACCTCACTTACGACACCTCTTGTCACAAATACGCCTATCTTGAATGTTCTAGCTGGGTCGCAACTGTATCTTGGAATCACCTCTGTTAGCAGTTGGGAGATTACCGGAACAGAGTTGATGCCAGCGTCAGACAACCTGTACACTATTGGTCGCAGCACTACTCGTAGGCCAGCTAATATCCATGTGTCGCAAGGCGTCAATGTTCCAACAGTTGGACCCACGCTTGGCGGCTCTACGCTGAACTTGCGTGCATCGAACCAGACTAAGTGGACAATTGATAACGTAGGCGCTTTGTCTCCAGTTGCGTCGGATAACTTTCAGGATATCGGTACTGCTACCACACGTCCGCGGAATATCTACGTGGGTACCAAGATCCTTGGTGATTACTCGAACGCGACAGCTGCTAGTCGGGTAATGTTCCAGACCACTACAGCTAACAGCAACACGAACGTAGGCGTCATTGCAAGTGGGACAGGGACTATTTCTTCGCTCCAGTTGTATGGTGGCTCAGACGCTAATAATGCGGCTATCCTTCAGTTGTATGCATATGGTGCTGGTAATCACGTTATAGAAGCAACAAAGACTGGCACTGGAGTATATAAGCCGCTTCAGTTCAATACTAGCGGCACGCCGCGCCTGGTGATCGAGACAGACGGCCTGGTAGACGCTGCAGGAACGATTCGCACAAAGGGTTATACGGAGCCAGCATCCGGTGCGGGGATGGAGCTTTATTACGACGGAACTAGTGGTGCTGGTGGCATACAGGTGTTGGGGCGCGGTCCAAACGATTGGAAAGACCTCAACTTCACTGCCAAAGCAATCACCCTGACTAACGTTGGCGGCGTCGTAACAATTCCAGGAACGATAAATGTCGGTACGGCTCTTAGTACACCTTATCTCAGCTATACTAATCGGATAGTCAGTACGGTACCTATTACAGATACCATTGCTGCTCAAGCTGGAGGTACTGGCCCGTTTGAGATAGGTACGACTGGTGGTGGTGCGGCTTTTATGGCCTTCCATCGTCATGGAGCCTATGCCGCCCATTTTGGTATTGATACCGATAACAACTGGCGTGTTGGTGGTTGGAGTATGGGTGCGGTATCCCACCGAATCATTACAACCAACGATCTGTCGGTTGCAGCCAGTGCTAGTTCTGTCGTGCAGCGTACTCCTGAGGGGTACATCAACGGCAGCTATATCAACATGACTGCTGATGTGGCCGCTGGTGTTCCTGTGTACGTAGCTGGTCAAGCTGGCGATAACTACATGAGGTGGTGGCCTCGCGGAGTATTGGTACCGACCCAACAATCATATACACACACTCTTAACTGTACAGCCAACCAGGCATGGAATCTCTGTTCTATCAATGGGGCGCTAGCAACGACATGGCTCAATAACCAGAGCAGTTACTTCCTTGTCAAACCTGGCGTGTTCGCTATCTATGGTACAGTCCATGGTTACTACAATACCGGATTTCGTATCTATACAGATGGTGCACTGCGGATGGAAGCTACAGTAGGTTCAGTCTCCGAATTTGGTGGAGGTGTCGGCGGGGGTTGGGTTGGACAAGTAAATAGCAGCATTCAGTTCTACGCTCGGGCTGGTGTATCTTTCAGCGGCACCGTGGTTGTGACCTGGGTGCCAGTTCCTGGCTCAATGTACTAAGGAGAACATAATGACAATACCAGCACAACCCGCTCGTGTGGGGATGAATCCTACCAGTGGAGACGAAGTAAACGTCAACGTAGGCGCGCTGCTGCGTCAGTTTGTAATTCTCAAAGAAAACGTTGGACACTATCAGGCATGGTTGGCAGGCGTGAACCTGGTGGAACTGTATAGTATGGACCCTGATCTGGAAGCATCCCTGAAGGCTGCTATCAACACCCTCGATACAGATCTTGATGCCATCGACATGACCTTTATCAATAGACTAGTGGGGATCTGGTGAAAGCTATTCGACTACGTACTGTACAATCTGGCCCAAGTGATGTAGAGGGAGAATTGGAATGGGCTGAAATAATCAGGCAGGTTATCCGCAAACCAGCAGACCCAACCAAGGGTATAGAGATTGATGAGATGCGTAAGAGCATTCGGGTGCTTGACGCTCTAGGCAAAAGCAATGGGGTACTGGAACTAGAGGATGCAGACTGGGAACATTTGAAGGTTAAGACACTGGCAATGCAGTGGGGAATTGTAGATGGTCGCATTGTGCGGTTTGTTGATGAAGTGTTAGAAGCCACGGAGACTCCGCCTGTCTAATGCCTATCACAACTGTACCAAGGTTTGAAGATCCTGCATTTACTGTAGATGCTAGGGATCCATCTGCGGCTCCTATCTGGGGTGTTTCGCCAAGACTAAACTTTGACGCACCCAATGGGCAGTTGCTGATGTTCAATGATTCGAACGAGTTCATCCTATGCAACCCCGCAATGGACTTGGAACAGTTGGTAGTCAAATCAATCATTACAGACCGCCTGAAGTTTGCGGCCTATACCAAAGAGTTTGGTTCGGACTTCTGGGTCATACTTGGCCGCGGTTTGAGTGATCTGGGCATACAGTCTATCGTAGAACGGTATGTGCGGGAAGCGCTAGGTAATATAGATCTGATACGTTCTATTGACCAGGTGGTAACCGAGATCGTAGGCGATACGCTTTACGTAGCCTTTCGCATCATTGTGGTCTCGGGCCATGCAGAAGAATTTAGTTTCGCAAGGGTAATCAAGTGACAACTATTGATTCGGTGACTCCATCGTTGACCCAGGTCGGCCAGGACACAACGCTGGAGATCACTGGGTCTGGTTTTCTAACTACCACAGTGGTTAGACTGCTTAGTCCGCAGCAACCCCCTATAGAGTATGATCTGTCTGGTTTTTTACTGATTACGAGCGCTATCATGCGGGCGACAGTCCCTGCTAATAGTATCCCGATCGGGTTTTACTCGGTTATTGTGGATAACGGCGGCGAGGACATTGCTCAGCTAGATAACTCTTTCAGGATAAGTGTCAACTTGCCTGTCCGACCATTCCAGACAAACAACAGTACAGATATCATCCAAAGTCGTATCATGAGTCGTATTGGGATAGCCCCTAATGGACTACCGTACGACAGGCGCATGGGGCAAGTTCCTTGGGATATGACTGCTGCCCAGGCACCCGAGTTTGAGCTGCTCTACAAGCGTCTGGATGATCTCTTTCCGCAGGGCTTTGCACAGTTTATGGGCGGAGCCCTGCTGGACCTGCGGGCTGAAGAACATGGTGTTCTGCGGAATCCTGCTAGCTTCTCAACTACGGTGATGGAAGTTACGGCAGCTCTAGGTACTGTTATCCCCACCTCCATTACTTTCAGTACCACGGCGCTAGCCAATACTACAGATAGACCCGTTGTCTTCAACAGTATTGAGACCTCTTCCATTGTATACAGGGCATCGTACTCTGGACTGGTCACCAGTAGTACAACAAGTGCATTGACAGATAGTAGTGCAGCTTGGACAGTAGACCAGTGGAAGAACTACTATGTCTTAATCACTATGGGTAAGGGTGTAGGACAGTACCGCAAGGTGATCAACAACACTGTCGACACTCTTAACGTTGAAGACTGGGATACTGGTAATATTCCAGATACCACGGCTACCTATAGAGTATTCACAGGTGTGGTGGTACAGGCAGAACGCGCTGGAAGAGCAGGTAACGTGCTCGCAGGTGCCATCAACAAGCTGGCTACACCAGTTGCCTTTGTGAACAGCGTAACCAATCCAGTAGCGTCTGAGAACGGCGTAAACGTAGAATCTGACAGATTGTTCCTGAGCAGGTTCTTACTGACAGTACGCCAGAAGTCTGCTGGCGGTAACGATACAGACTATCAGATCTGGGCACGTGAGACTCCTGGTACTAGCCTGGGGGTGGTGAGTGTTATCCCAGAATGGAATGGCTACGGCACCGTCAAGGTAGTTATCGTCAACTCGGACAACACTATCCCCAATGCTGCTACAGTGACCAAGGTCTACGATTATGTAGAGACCAGGCGTCCAATTGGGGCGCACGTAACTGTTCAGGCTGCGGTAGCTGTACTGATTGATGCCAGGTTTACTCTGACGGTAGAAGAAGGCTTCAGCCTGGTAGCAGTGCAGGAACAGGTAAAGCAGGCGATTGTTGCCTACCTCAACTCTCTATCGGTTGGTGGCGATGATGGGTTAGTCCTATTCTACCGCGTCCAGCAGGCCGCGCTTGAGAGTGTGGAGGGTATTGACACCTTCGACATGTACACTGCGGGTTATGGTATCAAGCGATCTGGGGCACCTAGCTTCAGTACGGCAAACGTCATACTGGCAGGTACCGAGAAACCAATTGCAGGGACGATTACGGCTGTCTAATGTGTAGTGTAATTGATTGTACAAAGACTCGAAGAACTAAATTGAGTCCATATTGTGACAAGCATTACTTTCGCTTTAGACGAAATGGTGATCCTATGATTAGATCTACAAAGGATTTATTGGGACCACCAATTTGTTCTCAATGTGGTAGAAAGAAAACTAGGAAGATAAGAGGTACGACTTGGCAGTGTAAACCATGTTGGAATAGAATACGTAGAGAAGAGAATGCTGCCAAGCCAGTAAGATCTCGTGCCGTTGCTGTAAGAAGAAGATGTGAACATTATGGAATACCAGTAGAACTCTGGGTAAAATTGCAGAGCCGAGGATGTATGATCTGTGGTAGGAAAGCAGGTCTTATACAAAATCAACTGCATTTTGATCATGATCATATCACTGGAGAAGTTAGAGGTCTGTTGTGTAACCAATGTAATCGAGGGATTGGTTACCTGCGGGATGATCCAGAATTGATCATGAAGGCATACAAATATTTGACAGAACCGAGAGTACTGGTATGAAAGATGTAGATTTCTACGGTTGGGGCGAGATTCTCCTAGAGAATCTGCCCACCTATTGGGAAGAAGACGACTTCATGCAGCAGTTCTTGATGGCTGTTGGGTTTGAATTCGACCCGATGGATCGCTTTACGCGCTTCATGGTTGATCCTGAAATACGCCAGGCACTAGCTGGCACCCTGCCCAACCATCTGGAGCCGATGCATTCTGCCTGGTTCGTACGCACAGCCAACGAAGATGCGATGGCTCTGTGGGAGCAGATGTTTAGTGCACCTTCGGATGCATCGCTAACACTGGAGGAACGTAGATCTGGTATTATCGCCAGAATGCAGTCCACCGCTACCCCAACCCCTGCTTATATCAAATCTCAGATCGAACACTATGCTACCCAGATGGAGATTATCGAGCACTTCGGTCTGCCAGGCAATGATCTACGTAGGTACAGCTTCGATATCCGTATAATACAGCCAAAGGGATTCCCACCGAACGTACAAGAGAACATCGATTCCATGGTGCGGCGCATCAAGCCTTCGCATCTGGGATACACAATTATCTATAGC